GAGGCCGAGGAAGGTCATCGGCCTCAACAGGCGTGACGGATGGGAGAACGTCCTCACCGGCCTCGGAACGAAGCGCGACAAGAGGACCAGCGGGAGGGTCAAGTCCACCACGCTCTCCTGGGCCGACTGCGAAGCCCTCTGGCGCGGCGACGACATGGCCGCGAAGATCGTCGAGGAACCCGCTCGCGAAATGACTCGCCGCTGGCTCGACGTCAACATCGAGAACGAGAGCGAGGACGAGGTCTCCGACACGAAGGATGACGCCGAGGCGGTCGAGAAGGCTCTCAAGCGGCTCAAGGCTCAGACCCGCGTGCGCGAGGCGATCATGCGCCAGCGCGGCTATGGCGGCGCCGTCCTGCTTCTCGGCGCCGACGACGGGGTGGCCGACATCTCCACGCCCTTGCGTGAGGCCACGCTCAAGCGGATCCGCTTCCTCACCGTGTTCGATGCCTGGGAAGCGTGCCCGCGCACCTACTACCAGGACGCCGAGGACGAAGGCTTCGGCGAGCCGGAGACGTACTGGATCTACCCGCAGGGCATACCGGGCGGGCTCCAGACGGCGGGCGTCAAGCGCATCGGAGGGACCACCGTCGTCCACGAGTCGCGCCTCCTCCGCTTCGAGGGGACCCGGGTCTCTCGCCGGCAGACGAACGAGAATCGCGGCTGGCCTGACTCCGTCTTCGTGCGCGTCGTCGAGGTCCTTGGCGACTTCGGGATGAGCTACGGCTCAGCTGCCCACCTCGTTCAGGACTTCTCCCAGGCCGTTTACAAGATGCGCGGCCTCTTCGAGGCCCTCGCCACCGGCAACGAGAAGCTCGTCCAGGACCGGCTCGCCATGATGGACGAGGCGAGGTCCATGCTGCGCGCTGTCCTGCTCGACGCCGGCGACGGCGCCGGCGGAGCGGTCGAGGACTTCGAGCGCAAGCCAACGCCTCTCAGCGGACTCGCCGAGGTTCTGGACCGCATCGCCAACCGTCTCGCCGCGGCGGCCGACATGCCGGTGACGCGGCTCATGGGGCAGAGCCCCGCGGGCCTCAACGCCACCGGCAAGCAGGACGCCAACTGGTGGATGGACCGCATGTCCGGCCTCCAGGATGAGATCTTGCGCGATCCCCTCGAGCGCCTCATCCACCTCCTCTTCATCTCGAAGGAAGGCCCGACCGCTGGCGTCGAACCAGAGAACTGGTCGCTCGTCTGGCGCTCCCTCACGCAGCTCTCGCCCACCGAGGAGGCGCAGCGGCGGCTCGCGATCGCGCAAGCCGACGCGGCATGGATCGGGTCTCAGGTCGTCATGCCCGAGGAGGCCGCGGTCTCGCACTTCGGCGGTGACGAGTTCTCGGCCGACATCCACATCGACAAGGAACTGCGCAAGGCCATGGCCGAGCAACTTCCGCCTGACGAGCCTCCCGAGCCTGACGAGCCTCCGCCCACCGACGCAGCCCCAGGCGGCCCTGGCGCACCACCGCCCGCTGGCAAGCCGCCCGCCGCTGCCAGACCATCCCCGGTCCGTGCGGTCCCCGGCGCGAAGCCCAAGGACGCAGGCAAGCCGGCCAGGCCGTGAGCCAGCGCGACCGGGCCCTCGCGGAGATCCGGGTCCGCCGCGCGATGATGGCGCGGTCGGGACGAAGACGCTCGACTCGCGCGCTACCTCGCCAGCTCCAGCCCGACGCGATCCGGCTCAGCTACTTCGGCGCCCTCCGCGCGATGGTCCGGGAGGCGAGCACCCGCGTGCTCACCGCTCTCAAGCCTCGGTTCGCCGAGTTCGCCCGCGACTACGCCCCGACCAAGCGCGACTCCCTGCACGCCGACGCGCTCGACTTCAACAGCTTCTTCGACTCCATCGCTCGCGACTTCTTCAAGGAGTGGGGCAACACGCGGTTCGCCCAGCTCGCCCGGAGCATCGCCAACCGGACCGCGTCGTTTCAACAGCAGGAGCTGGGGAAGCAGTTCAAGGCCGCCTTCGGGATCGACATCCTGAAGGTCGAGCCCTGGCTGCTGCCCAGGATCCAGGCGTTCACGACCGAGAACGTCGCGCTCGTGAAGTCCATCCCCGAGCGGTATCTCGGCGACGTCGAGACCCAGATCATCCGCGGTATGCGCCAGGGCGTGCGCTGGGAAGACCTCGCCGACACCATCGAGCAGAGGACCGGCGTAGCCGAGAGCCACGCCCAGCTCGTGGCCCGCGATCAGGTCGGAAAGTTCTTCGGCTCCCTCAACGAGGAACGCCAGCGCGACCTCGGCGTCGACAGCTTCCGGTGGCGGACAGCGCGCGACAACCGCGTCCGCGAATCCCACGAGCGGCTCGAGGGCAAGGTCTTCAGGTGGGACGACCCTCCACCCGGTCGAGACGGTGAGCCCATCATCCCTGGCGACGAGATCAACTGTCGGTGCCAAGCCGAGCCGCTGCTCGAGGACCTCATCGCGGAGCTGAGCGAAGAGGCCGCCTGACGCGCCTGCTCCGGCGACCCTGATACGTGGGGTAGGTGAACGCTCGGAAGCGTGCAGTCTTCAGGGCCGACGTCGCCGTGAGGCGAGCCCTCGTCCTCTACCGGCGCGGCGAGTCCAAGGCCGGCGTGCTCCGCACCGACTCCGCCCCACTTCCTCTTTCGCCGTCGCAGAAGGCGAAGCTCGAGAAGCTCGGAAGGGAGTACCTCGCGGAGCTGCGCAAGCGGGGCGACGCCGGCTGGGAAGACGTCGAACGTGACAAGGGCGGGAAGTGGAGCGGCGGCGGAGCCGCGGCCCAGGTGAAAGGCCCCGCGCTCGACTACCTGCGCAAGCGGCTCGCCGACGGCGCCGAAAAGGTCGTCTACCCGCTCAAGGTCGGCGGCCAGCGCTACCTCATGGAGTTTTCACCGCACTCGCTCGAGGGGACGGACGTCCTCCGCGACTATCCGAGCGTCACGGTGAGCGTCGAAGGGAGGACGGTCGCAGAAGCGCTCTTCGCGCGGCGTGGTGGGGAGCCAACGCCGGAGGGGCTGCTCGACATGAGCAAAGGCCGGCTCATCGGCCACGACGTTCGGGTCGCCCCAGAGCATCGCCGGCTCGGGCTCGCCACCGCGATGTACGCCTTCGCGTCGAAGCTCACCGGCGAGAACATCGCCCCGGGCGACATTCAGACCGAAGAGGGCGCCGCGTTCCGAGCCGCCTGGGGCAAGGCGCACGGCGACACCGCCTGGGAAGACGTCCCGCGCGACAAGGGCGGGAAGTGGGCGGCGGGCCACGGGCTCCCGCAGGGCATGAACGCCGCCCACAAGGCCCAGCACTCGAAGCTCGTCAAGAGCGGGAAGCACGAAGAGGCGAAGGCCTACCGCTCAAAGTTCGGGGGCGCTCCAGCATCGACGCCGGCCGCGCAGCCAGCCGAGAGGTTCGCGAGCATCGTCCGGCCCTACGCCGAGTCGGCGGGCAGGGGCGAGTCGTTCGTCAAGGCGGCCGTGGCTCGGAAGGAGTCGATCCGGGGCGACTTCGAGAAGCTCATCGGCGGAGTCCAGGGCAAGGCGTTCAAGTTCGCGCATCAGGACGCCCAGCGCTCCGACTGGAACGAAGAGGAGTTCCTCCGCATCCCCGCCGGCCAGCCGGGAGCCGGCCAGTTCTCGGGCGGGGGCGAGCGTCACACCGAACAGAACCCTCCCCCGTCGCTCTCCGCAGGCGTCAAGGCCGGCCTCACCAAGAAGGAGAACAAGGCCGCGGCAGCCACCGCGGCTGCGCTCACGAGCCCCGAGATCACGAAGTGGAAGGCGAGCCTCGCCGAGAACCACCAGCTCGCCGCCAAGGCCACCGATCCCGAGGAGCAAAAGATCTGGCACGAGAAGGTCATCCCCAACGCCGAGAAGCACCTCGCCCTGGCCATCGCTGCCGAGAAGGCCAAGCAAGAGGTACAGCCTCCCTCGGACCTCCAGGCCGCTCCCTTCGAGCCGCTCAAGCCCGAAGAGACGGGCGAGCTGCGGCAGCCCCACCAGCCTCCTCAGATCCACCTCCTCCACGAACAGACCTCGACCGCGCAGGCGCCGTCCGGCGCGTCGAAGCCGTCCCTCAACCCCGAGACCGGACAACCGTGGGAGGTCCTCTCGGCGACACAGCCGCCGCCGTCCCCAACGCCGT